CAGCAGCCTGCGATCTATAACTACCTGCCTGTAGCACTACGAGGCACTAAGAAGGGCAGGATCCACTACCTCAACTACAGCCGGAAGAATGGTTTCACCGATGGCAGCTTCATTCTCCCTAATGGCAGCCGGTGCGACTTTTTGAACTACACGCAATCGGAGAACACTATCGAGGGGCGGGAAGCGGACATGATCTGGTGCGACGAGCTGGTGCCACAGTCATGGGTTGAGACACTGCGCTACCGGCTTATTACACGCCGGGGCAAGCTACTGGTGACCCAGACGCCACTGGAGGGCGTTGCCAGTGTCTACAAGGAATACACCGCCGGCTCTGCTATCACTCGGTTCGACGATGCGGAGCTGCTAAAGGGCAAGCAGGCGCTGCCTACCTGGCCTGTGGGTAAAGCGGCTAGGACAATGGTTCAGGCCCAGACCAATAGGCGGACGGTGTTCTTCTTTAGCGAGGACAACCCCTACAACCCGTTCGACGAGATGAAGCTGAAGTTGGTCACGGCACCTATGGGGCAGATATTGACCCGGGCCTATGGGTGGGCTTCTGATAATATCGGGAAGGCCTTCGCTCGGTTCCGAGTGGATATCCACTGCATCGAGCCCGAGGCCGTGCCTCCTGGGGGGACGTTGTACATGGTATGCGACCCTGCCGGAGCGCGGAACTGGTTCTGTATGTGGATGCTGGTCTATGAGAATGGCCGGCGGATCGTGGTGCGTGAGTTCCCGGATTACGCCAACTACGGCGAGTGGACGTTCCCATCGGAGAAGCATGACGGCAAGGCTGGCCCTGCTCAGACACTGGATGCGGGTAGGTCAATATCGGAGTATCGGACCATGTTTCGGACCATTGAAGCGGAGCTGGGCTATGGGGAGCCCGTGATGCGACTGATCGATCCCAAGGCCGGCGGTAGCCCAGCACTATCGGAGCAGGGGGGCACCACGCTCATCGACCTACTGGCTGAGTCCGACAACCCCAATGACGAAGGGATGGCATTCATTCCGGCTCCTGGTGTGCCTGTGGACCAAAGGACGAGTGCTATCAACAGCCTGCTGTCCTACGATGCTACGCAGGAGCTCACCCCGCTGAACGAGCCGGCGCTGTATGTGGTCAAGGACTGCAGCAACCTGATCTACGCGCTATCAGAGCACACAGGCAGGGACGGTCAGAAGGGGGCTAGCAAGGATCCTATTGATTGCATCGGTATGCTTTTGGTCTCGGGCCTTGCTTACGTGGGCAATGGGGGCTTCAATTCCCGCGGCGGCGGTGGATACTAATAGAAACGACTATGCAAGGCGATTCATACAAGGATTCAACGGATGTGATGGCAACGGTGGGCGAGGAGCCCAATGTGAGTGCGTTGACCGAGGAATTGCGGCGTGCTGCTACGGATAACGGCATTAGTACCCGCATCGAGCGTATCGAGAACACGCGCTTCTGCCGTTGGCCTGGCCAAACGCCCGACGGCAAGAAGAACAACGCCGACGGTAATGCCAACAAGCCGGCGTTCCCCTGGGACGGTGCATCCGACACGCGCATCCCCCTGGCCGACGAGGTGGTGAATGGTTTGGTCGACCTTTGCTCGACTGCCTTCTGGCGCTCGATGCTCCGGGTGGTCCCGAGCAATGTGACCACGGTCGACCAGGCGGCTACGGCGCACAACCTGATGGACTGGGCGGTTAACTCCAAGATGTACTCGGACCTTACCCGGGAGGTCGAGCTGCTGTCCCAGTACCTGTGGACCTATGGCTGGACCGGTGTGCATATCTCCTGGCAGCAGGAGATGGGTCAGAAGGAGCAGGAGCTGACCATGGACCAGGTGATGGCACTGGCCGCCCAGTCCCCTGAGGGCTCGGTCCTGGCCGACTTCCCCAACTTGATTGCCAACCCCGAGGCTGATGATCAATCCGCGGAGTTGATGATGGCTGCCTTCCCGAATCTCAAGAAGCGCCGGGCCATTAAGGCCATCCGGGAGCTACGCGAAGAGGGCGAGTGCGACTTCCCGGTGCCTGTGATGACCCAGAACAAGCCAATGATCACTGCCTTGGCACCCTGGGATGAGATTATATGCCCACCGGAGACCACCGACATCCAGAGTGCCCGGGTGGTGTTCCGGCGCTACTACATGACCGAGATCGAGCTCATGCAGAAGGTTGAGACCGACGACTGGGATGAGGAGTGGGCCAAGGAAGCGATCAACACGATGGGCAAGTTCTCCAACTTTGCCGACTACACGTACCTCGTAGGCTTGCCGAACAATTCCTACGACGACCGCCAGAACCTTATTGAGGTGGTCTATGCGTACCAGAAGGCTGTGGATGCCGATGGTATCCCAGGCGTTTACTACACCGTGTTCTGCCCTCTGGTAGGCGACAAATGGGGCTACTTTGAACTGCTAGACTATGCGCATGGCCAGTACCCGTTTGTGTGCTGGAGAAGCGAGCTCATCCACCGGAAGATGACTGAGAGCCGCGGTGTGCCCGAGATATGCTCGACCTGGCAGCAGGAGATCAAGGCCCAGCGCGACTCGGTGTTCGACTACACGTCCCTAGCCACCCTGCCTCCTATTGAGGTGCCTAAGACCCGGGGCGGTAACCTGAAGATTGGGCCGGCCATCCAGATCCCGGTGCTTCGCCGCGGTGAGATTGGCTTCATGGCTCCCCCCGCCCGTGAGCCCAATGTGGCCTTCACGCTGATCAACGAGGTCATGGCGCAGACCGACAGGTACTTTGGACGACCCACCGAGAAGGTGCCCCCCGCGGTGACCCAGATGCGGCAGCAACGGACCATTAACAACTGGCTGCACGGCTGGACCGAGGCATTCCGCCAGGTGTTCAGCCTGACCCTGCAGTACATGGGCCCCCAGGAGGTGCAACGCATCACAGGATCCCAGATTCAGATAGGCGAGGACGTGCAGGACTTTGACGTGACCTTGAAATTCGACGTTAGGGAGATGTCATCCGACTTGGTGAGCGAGAAATTGAAGGCAATCTCAACCTTGATTCTGCCTCTGGACACCGCCGGCGTCATTGACCGGGCTAAATTGATATCAGTCGCACTCCGGGCCATTGACCCGATGCTGGCGACCGAGCTTGTGATGCCTGCAGGGCCTGCATCGCAGAAGATGTTTGAGGATACCAACAACGAGATCGCGTTGATGAGCCTGGGCAACCCTCCAAAGCTCCGGGAAACCGATCCTACGGCTGCTATGCGCCTGCAATTCAGCCAGCAGGTGCTCCAAAGCAATCCGAAGTATCAGGCGCAGGTGCAGCAAGACCCGCTTTTCCAGGCTAACCTGCAGAAATACATTGAAAACCTGCAGTTCAGCGTCCAACAACAGCAAAACGCTGTGACCGGTAGATTAGGAGTTCAACAATGAGACTTTCCGACGAGAAAATCCAAGAGGCCTTTGTTTCAGCGGGAGACGAGTCGCCGATTATGCGTGCCTTGACCCAACTGCTATCGGAGATGATTGAGTCCGAGGTGCTCAGTGCAATACAGCCTGACCTAACGGACTCCAGCCGGGCCCACAACTGTGGTAGAGCCGCTTCACTCAAGGATCTATCGAGCTACATCGACAATTTGAGGGCAGCTAATGGTTTGACGGATCAGTCCAACTAGTACCTCTTAACCACAACGGTTTCTTGGTTGACCTTAACAACCATGGCGCACAATACCCAGCTTGCAGGGTATAAACAGCATGGATAACTCACAGAATACACAGGAAGCGATCCTGTCTAAAAACACGGCACAGGCTCCTAAAATCAATCCGCTTACCTTTGATGAGGCGGCATTGGCCAGGGTACTAGAACAACGGTTCAGTGAGCCGGCAGAAAAACCGCAACAGCAGATCATTGAGGAAGACCCAGAGTCCGAGGCCGCGGATGCGGAATCTCAGACCGAGGAAGCGGATCCTACCGCTAACCAAGAGGAAAATCAGGACGAGTCTCCTGAGGATGTTCTTTCTGAACAGAAGACCGAAGACCAAGCCGACGAGGAACCGTCCGGTTACCGCAAGCGCATCGACAAGCTGACTCGCCAGAAGCGTGAGGCCATTGAAAAAGCCGGTGAGCTAGAGCGGGAACTAAACGAAACCAAGTCCAAGCTGGAGAAGAGCCAAACCGATAGGCCGGTGCCGGTGGTGAATCAAGCCGATCCGTTTGCTGATGTCTGGGACCCGAAGAAACTCGATGAAGAGTGGAGCAAGGCCCGAGATCTCAAACGCTGGTGCGAGGATAACATCGATGGCTGCGAAATAGGTGACAAGGAATACAGTTCTAGCGAGATCAAGCAGATCAAGCGGCGCGTAGAAGACGCGCTGGATATGCACATCCCGTCGAGAGCCCGGTTCCTGAACAACTACAAGCAGATCCAGCCTATCGCAGAGCAGATCTATCCGTTCTGGAAGGATCGTAGCAGCACTCAGTACACCGAGGCGCAGGCAGTGTTGCGGCAGTTGCCACAACTTTCTGCGTTACCGGAGCACCAGGTGCTTGTTGGCGACTTCCTGGAGGGCCGTAGACTGCGTTTGGAGCGTGAATCAGCCAAGGGGAAGCCCTCGGCCAAACTACCGCTTAAAACGGCTCCTAGACAGCCTGGAAAGCCTACGTCGAGTCCCGTTAAAAAGGACAATGCGCAGGCGGAAATCGCCGCGGCTAAGTCTCGGTTCTCGAAATCAGGAGGGGAATCTGAATTGGCTCGATTACTAGAACGTATTCTCTGACCTATGCCACTACTCCAACCTAACCAAGTCGGTATCCGCGAGGAACTCGCTGACTACATTGCCATCGTCGATCAAAAGTCGACTCCGTTCGTTTCCATGGCCCCCAAGGGCAAAGACCTTGGGAACATGACGTTCTCCTGGCAGGTCGACAATTATGCCACACCAGTTCCAGGTGGTATCGTCGACGGCACTGACGTGACCTACACTGCTGGCAGTCCTGGCAGCCCGGTTAACCCAGTCCCTAACCGTACCCGCTTGAGCAACTACGCCCAGGTGTTCCGTAACGATCTGCGTGTTGGTTTTATTGCCAATACCCAGAACGTTGCTGGCGTTGGTAACGGTGGTGAAGTTGCTAATGGTGTTAGCAAGCGCCTCATTGAGTTGAAGCGTAAAATGGAGGCAACCTTCCTTTGCACAAATCAAGCAATTCAAGCCGACAACGGAACTAATGCGTATCTGACCAGTTCTCTTGCTCAATGGCTACTTACCACTAATTCCGCAGGAATTGGTGCTCCTACGAGCACGTTTGCTCCGAACTCGGCTGCCATTGACACTACCGCTTCCGCATCGTTCGTTGAGGCTACTGCCCAGAACGTGCTGACTGGCATCTACAACGCCACCGGGACGTTCCGTGACTATGACGTGTTCTTGGGTGCTACGTTGAAGCGTGCGTTCACCAATCTTACGGCTGGTGGCGGTGCTGTTATCAATGGCGCTGGAACCACCAACACTTACACACAGACTGCTGTCCGAACCTTTAACCAAGAACTTGGAGCTGACACTTTCAAGGCGTCGATTGATATCTTTGAAGGTGATTTTGGTCGCCTTATCCTGCATCCCGATGTGTGGATCGGCACTGGTGGTGGAGCGTTTAGCACTCAAGCATTCAAAGGCTATGTCGTCCCGATGGACATGGTTGAGATCCGTTATGCCAAACTGCCTGAAGTCACTGTGTTGCCCAACAACGGTGGCGGTGAGGGCCGTTTGATTCAGGCCATTGCTGGTCTTTGCGTGAAGAATCCTGCCGGCATGGGTATGTTCAACGGCGCAAGCTAGTCTTTAGTTGTCAAAAGGGGGAGGCTGCTGGAAAGTTCCGGGGGCCTCCCCCATTTTTTGAATCATGTCCAATCCCAACTCCATCTCGACATTCATTGCAAATGCCCTGGACGATCTTCCAGGCGACCTACGCAACCAGGTGGTCAATGAGTTCAAGTCCGGCTACCGCAAAGAGTGGGTCAATGCTGGCATTCAGCAGCAGAAGATAGCCAAGCAGACCTCCATCAATGACTTCAAGTCTGTCGATGGAATCGGTCGACTCCGGATGCGTGTCGACCCCACCCTGTACCATTACTGGGGCCACAAGCTAGGCTACGGCTGCTGGAAGGATTCGCAGTTCCTGCGAGAGGTCGAGCGCGACAATCCCCAGGTGCGTGTGAAATCGGGAGGTACACGCTTGCAAGTTGGTTTCGAAGGAGCCAAAAGAAGCAGTCAAAAGTTCCCATTATGAACGTAGGATCTAATCGTCAGCTTGCCGGCGAATACGGTGGCCAGTACATCTCCAGTGCATCCGGCACTGTGACCGGTAACTTCCAGGCCATCCACGCGCTTGAGATCACCATC